ATAGTCGGGCGCTTGGTTCAAAAGAGCGAGGTCGTTGCTCATGCAGTTCTCCTTATTTGCTGCTACGTCTTTGGATGGTGATCTCATATTCGCTGTCGATATGAAGACCGGGGGGATGAAGGTTTGGATTTTGTTCCATGAATTCCTTCATGTTGGTTTGATGAATGCGCTTCTCCAGAAGCCCCATTGCATCGTGTTCTTGCATCATTTGATAGAACTCTTCCCAGTTGTTGGTCCAGTACCGGTTCTTGACGGTACGATACGCAACCCCATGGGGAGTGGAGAAACTGGTTGCGCCAGTCTCTTTTGATATCTCAACAAGTTTGTGCTTGAGGATATCCATCTGTGCCTCAAGCTCAGCGCTCTTGGCCTTGTAGTCTTGATAGAGAGCGTCTCGTGTGTCGCGTATCTTGATGTACGCCTGCACGATCTTCTCAATTGGTGCGTTCTCCATTTGCATCTCCTTCAAAGAGTGTCGATTATACGCCCTTTCTATACTCTGTCAAGTATTTATTTCGTTTTTGTACAGGTCGATGATGCGCTCGTGAACGTCCAGCTTGTTCTGGAGCGCCGAGTACAACTTGGTTTCAACCGGGCTACCTTCGATGTGAACTATCGTCATAGGATTGCGCTGACCTGCGCGGTCGATACGTGCGTTCGCTTGCAGGTAGGTTTCAATCGAAGTAACAGGAGCGTACCAGATGATGACGTTTGCCGCAGTTAGGGTAACTCCGTGTGCCGCCGCTTGCGGCTGGATTACCAGCACTCTGGGGTTGTCGTTCTCTTGGAACTGCTTGAAGATTTCGGTGCGTCGGGTGACGCTCACGTCACCATTTATAACTTCCGTAGTAACGCCGTTCTTTGTCAGATGATCCTTGACCAGCTGGATTGCGTGTGTAAACGGCACGAAGATCAGCACCTTGTGCGACGCCTCGTTAATGACTTCAAGCAATACGTTCAGTCGGTCAGACGCGTCGAACTCAATTACGTTCCCGGTATCCGTGTACACAGCGCCACAGGAAATCTGCAGCAGCTTGTTCAGGTTAGCGGCGGCATTCACGGCAGAGATGTCCTCACCGACTGCGGAGATCAGCATCTCCTTCTTAAGCGCCTTGTAGTACTTGGTCTGTTGTGCCGATAGCGGTACGAACCGGGAGGTGTACGTCACGTCAGGCAGGTCAAGACAATCCTTCTTCTCAAACCTGATGGCGGGTTGCAGTATCTTATGCACGACCTGCTCGGCCCCGGGCTTGGGAATCCATTTGAAGCGGGTCAGCTGGTACATCACCATATCCCGATATGAACCGTACAGGCTTGGCGCAGTGTCAGGCACACACAACTTTGCCAGCCCATAGGCATCTAACGGTGACTGGGATGCGGGGGTGCCAGTCATCATCCAAATCCATGTAGTCGGCTGAACTATCTTCCGCATGGTCTTGAACCGCTTGGTGGTTGCGTTCTTGTATGCGTTAGCCTCGTCGATGATGATCAGATCAAAGCCGCCGTTTGCAATCTCGTCAGCCACAATCTCAACGCCATCGTAGTTAATGATGATGAAGTCGGCGGGGCCATTGATGATCGCCTTGCGCTTGTCTCGTGCGCCATAAGCCACGTCGACTGTGCGGTGTATTGCAAACTTAAACAAGTCGGCTTGCCATGCAGACTGCATGATGGACAAAGGGCACACCACCAGAACACGATTGATGGCACCAATGTTTAGCAGGTAATCAGCCGCCCAGATGGCTGCACCGGTCTTGCCTGTTCCCTGCTCGTTAAAACAGAAAGCGCGGGGGTGGAGCGTCAGGAACCCTGCGGTGTCTCGCTGGTGTTGCATGGGTTTGTAAATCCCGGGCCAGCCGTAGTCACGCTCGATAGGGGAGGGGACTTTCTTCACGCCAAGGGTGCGCAACGCTTGCGCTTCCTTTAGACCCCAATGCACCGCCACAGCTGTGACATCCCCTTGCTGTTCTACTTCCGTACTTTTCTTGATGGCAGTTGTGATACGCCCCGGGTTGCGGGTGCGCACCACCAGCACTTTGTTGTCAACGATTTCCATTTATTTTTTCAGGATGTAGTAGCGGTTGTAGGTGTTGATGTTGTTTTCTTCGTGGAGCAACCCGCGCTTGTAGGCTTCATACGCTATGCGGAAGTCGTCATCATCATTCCTTGCACCTATGGCAACAAAGGACACAAACTCCGATCCAAACAAAAGCAACCATGCGGCTCGTATTTGTTCGTCTGTCATGCTATTGGCATAGTGGTCTGCATCCAGGGTTTTTGCATAGTCGCTGAAGCTCCACATGGGGGACGAAGAAGACCCGTACAGAATCCTTGGATCGCTATACCCAAACGCATAGCGCCCAGTCGCTTTGTACTTAAGTGTTCCGCTTGACTGTGTGGTCGGCGTTTCGGGGGTAGCTTCGATTATCGGAAGAGGTTTTAACTCTGAGGTTGCTACGGGTGGTTCGGCCTCCTTTAGAGAGAGGTGTTTTATGGTCAACATCTTTTCCATCTCCTTTGTGTACAAGTCCAGCTTCTTCCATCATGTGTCGCGCCTTGTTACGGGCGGCGCGTTTCTTCTTGACCTTCTCGGTGCCGTCGTACTGTTCGTACTCTTTCTTGTACGGTCTGGGTTTATTAACGTAAGGCATTTCAGTTCCTTTTCTGGTTGTGTTCGCAATCGCTAACAGGACACCAACCTCTGCAAGTGAAGTTGGGGCGGGGATTCCATACGTCGTGGTTGAACGCCTCATCCAGCAGGTGTGCTTCGCCTAGCCATACCTGCCAGCTTTTACCTTCTTCCTCACGACTGTACTTGGCGGTCACCAAATCGTCAGCGACCAAAAACACAAGCCCGGCGGACACGCTACGCACCTCAGGAAAGTGCTTGAATACCAAAAGCGACAGAAGTTCCAGCTGTTTGCGGTCGGCGTACCGACTACTCTTGCTCGTCTTCCAGTCGGCTACACGCGCCTTGTCTCCATTGATGATCAGCAGATCAGCGATGCCACGGAACCAAACATTCTTGTCACGGAAGCCACACGGGTCAAGGTTGCGGGTAACGCCCATCTCGTGCTCACAGAGCAGGATTCCGGGCATCTTCTTGAACGGCGCAATCTTGGGCTCGATGTAGGAGAACTTTTCTGGTATCGGCGTACCGTCACGCAGGTACTCTTCTGCTGCTTTGTGCACCGCGCTTCCGTAGATCAGGTGATCTTGCGGCGGCTCCACAATATCCTTGACCACGCGCAGTCGGTGATACTTGCGCGGGCACTGCTGGAACAGCGAGATACTAGAGTACGACCATGTACGGTTCATTCTTTGGTTCTTTCATGGTTGACCGCCGCCAATGCAAGGCGCATCTCTGCGATGGCGACCAACCCCTTCTCGTAAGCAACGTCGTACTTCTTGTCCAGCGTGGCGTTGTACATGTCTTTGAGCGCCGTCTCGGCAAGCATCAAAGGTCTAGCGTAATCAAGCAATTCCATGGTTATCCTTCAAACTTTTTAGAGCCGCCGTAACTGTTGCCGTACTTGGCCTCACAATTTAGAGGCAAAGTCTGGGCCCATAGCGGACGCCACCGCATACATTCTTGGACGTACAAAGCGGCTTCATGCCACTCGTCTTCCGGTGCAATACACGCAACTGCATCATGTACGGTCAGCACAACTTTATACCGCTTGGCGATACGAAGCATCTGCTCCCCGATGACACACCTTGCGAGGGCTTGGCACAGGTTCTCAACCACCTTACCCCCATAGATGCGCACAGGACCGCGCCGTGTTGAGTAAATATACTGGGCTCGGCCTCTGTCGTCAACGCCGATGGCTCGTAAGTCCATGTACTTCAGAGGCAAGCCGCTAGGCAGGTCAAACCCTACCCCTGGCAACACGCTGATAGCCTGAGGCTGAACGCCAAACGGGGTGGTCTTTAGCTTTACATCTGCTAAAGCATCCAGACACATGTGCCCCTGCGCCCATAAGTTGGGTATTGCGGGGAAGCCTTCCCGGTAGGTGGTCAGGATACGTCTGCACTCAGCTTCACTAAGCTCTACTCCGAAGTTCTTGAGTTGAACCTGAAACTTCGCCGCACCCATCCCGTACCCTGCACCCAGAATGGTGGTCTTGCCCACGAACCGCTCGGCGTCGTCAACTTCATTTGCGGGTTTGTGGTAAATCTTACCCGCCATGATCTTGTAGACATCCTCGCCTTTTTCAAAAGCGTTTACCAAATCGGTCTGTCCAGACAGCCACGCAAGCATACGGGCTTCAATCTGACTGGAGTCGGCATCGATCATGACGTGCCCCTCAGGGGCAATGATGGCTGACTTGAGTTTTGACTTTCTCGGCAGGTTCTGCAGGTTCAGCTTGTCGTCACCTCCCCACCTACCTGTGTGCGCGGCATAGTATCTCAGGGGTACTGGGAGGCTACCACGCTTCGCTATGGACACGAATCGCTCCGTCCGTGTCTCCTCAAGGGTGCTCTTTGTCCCAAGTCGTGCGGCGACAAGCGCCTGTACCCGGACATCGTCATGGTCTGCAAGAGACTTGAACCCCGGGTCGTTCTTCGCCAGAGCCAACGTCAGCTTATTTGTGGTCGGGCTGATCTTCATAGGAGGATCAACGCCCAGTTCCATTAGGCGCGTAGCAAACTTGTCGTTCGACAACAGCACCTCTCGGTCAGCGTTAGCGTCGGCAATGAGTGCCTCCTTGCGGTCAACAACCTCAATCAGATGTTGCTCAAGAAGCGGCAGGTCTAATTGCAGAATCGGCCTCGTGAACATCCGTAGCGTCAGGTCAATAAGTTTCAACTCGGGCTTCTTGAACGACGTGGCAAGGATGTTGAACAGGGCGTAGGTGATGTTGACATCATTGATGCAGTACTCGCCGTAGCGGTCCATGCTCTGAGTATCAAAGTCGGCTCGGCGTTTGCCCAGCGCAAGCACCACCTCCGTACCCTTTGCACCCAGTCCATAGCGTTCAGCAGCTTTAGCGAGACTGTTGCCAACCTCGGTGCCGTCGACTGCGCGTAGCATAGCTAGGGTATCAAGCAACGCCATGGGGTGGATGCCGAAGCGCCACCCGAGGATAGCGCCGTCGAACATCATGTTGTGTGCAAGCACAGCAGATGATTCCCAAGGAAAGGTATCAAGGAACGATTTGATCTGGTTGAAGGTGCCGGTGCACCACACAGTCTCCTCGTCATTGACCTTCACCGCAACCCCGATCACTTCGAATCGGGAGTCGCGGATGTATTCCTCGGTGGTCATCTTCGACAGAGAGTAATCCCTGTCGTAGTACGTTTCAAAGTCAAGAGTGATCAGGTTCACTGGTTGTTCACCCCAAGGTACTTGCTGATCTCACGATTGAGATACCAACGCGCCTTGCACAGGTCTTCGTAGGCATTGCCCTTGTGGTCAGAGCGTGTGATGTACTTGACGACGTTACCAAGGTTGTACCCCAGCTTCTTCGCTTCAATGAACTCGATAGTCTCGATGCCGCCAACTTTGTAGTGGGCAGGGTGATTCACATTGTCGTGAGTCTTCAAGGTCTTATCGATGAAGTTCTCCTTGAGGATCGGCTTGGTAGATGAGAACGTACCAATGTGGGTCAGGATACCCTTGGCGTCAGGCATAGGAACCAACGCGGGGGGTTGCCAGAGACGCTCGGATTTCACAATCGGCTCGGCTTTCTTGGTGTAGTTGCGCTTGACGCGCCGAATCGGCTTGCCTTCAGCTAGCTTCTTCTTGTCGTTGCTACGCAAGGTATGCACGTACTTGGGGCTCACATTGAGCGCTTCAGCAACTTGCTTCGGCCTTGCAGTCGGGTGTGCCTCCATGTAACGACGGATGCGTTCTCCAGTGGTCAGTTTCTTTGCCATGATTTTCTCCTTCAGAATGGCGCTACTTCAGTTGTGCAGTCGTAGTTGGACTGCTTCGGTTGTCGTTTGTTCAGTTGACGTAGCGCCTCATCGGTCGCCCGAACAAACGGGTCCCATTCATTCCAAGTTATTTTCTTCTTACCCTTGCGAGTAGGTTTTTTAACAGGGTCAATCTCACCAGATCGTCCTTGTACTTCTTCATGTAACTCTGAATTATCTTCTCGCATCTGTTCCTCTCCTCTATCTTTGCAGTCTTTGCTACGTCGTCGCTCATGCTTGTCCCCTTGCTCGGATGCGGTCGGCGCACCATTGGCTTGCCACTTTTTCTGCTGTGTCATCAGGCCATTTGTACTTTGAACTGATGTCATCACATTCCCTTGCACACGCTTCACGCTCTGCGGCGGCGACAAGGGCGGCAAAGCGTTCAACAGCAGCGATGCGCTCATCGCTAGTCAGCCACAAATCAGCCTCCCGCGCCATGCGGGTGATGTCATCTCTGGTCATAGCGTCCCGCCCCTTCTTGAGCAAGGCCACATAGTCTTGAGAACCTTGTTCACTATCGTGTCTCCAGTCAGGTGACGTTCTGCGGGAGTATTCTCAAGATAGTTTTTGATCATGTCGTTTAACTGTCCCGCAGTCATATTACTTGGGGCGCAGTGAACAACACCAAGACCCATGTCCGCTATGCCAACCACATACCCCATGGCATGCCCTTGATTGAAATAGCTTGAGTCTTTCATATTGGAAAGCAATTTGTTACCGTCCATGAACTCTGCGTGGGCTGATCCGGCCAAGGCCAGCATCAGGATGATTGCGTTTTTCATTTGCGGCTCACCCTTACCTTGGCATTTCCTTTGACCACGTTCCAGTCCGTAGCAGAGTTGCGCTCTGATATGGCTAGGGTTGTGTACGCTCTTTTAACCCGATCTTTACGTATTTTGCTTTTTGCGTTCGACAATTCCCTGTCTGCGTTAGTACGGTACGGAGTCTTCTCTGTGTTGTATTTGGACTTCTGCAACTTGCGTAGCAAGTCAACGTCTTTCTCTGGTTCCTGATCCCACAATCTGTCGTTGATCTTTGGGAGGTGATATGCGGTAAACACCCGCACCCCGGTCTTCCATGGGATGCTTGGTAGTGGAACGCGCAATAGTTCACACTCATCGATGCGCTTGCCCGTGAGGGATAGAAACATACTCATGGCATCCATCAGATTTAACTGTCGCCGCCACGCCCGGATAAGGCATGCGTCCCAGTATTCTTGTGGTGTGTTCATTCCCATGCCTTTCTGATTCCATCTGATACGCCCATAGCCTTGGCAAACGACATGGTGTCGTGAGCATCGGCTATCTCTCTTGCATTGTGTTTGTACATAGCCCATAGCATCATGCTGT